CCTTTACGTCATCTGGCCCGATAGAGATAAGGCTCAACGCATCTCCTTCGAGATAGTTGAAAGCCTCTTTTTTATCTAAGTTTTTGAGCAACAGCAGGACAAGGCGATTCATGATTTGCATTAGCGGAGCCAGCATGTCCTGAATGTATTGGCTGAACATTTCTTGGCCCGAGGCGTCAATCGAGCGGATCCCAGTTGCCAGCTTGGAACTTGGAAGACCCGCAAAGTCTTGGTCGCCGGGGTTCACGATCCCTGACTCAAGCTGAACGATCTGCGTGAAGTAATTGAGCATGAAGTTCAGCTGGTCGTTTTTAGTCTCTGGGAGTGCCACATATTCAACGGCATCCTTGGCTGAGAATCCCGGGCGAAGCGTGTAGGTTCCGCCATTGTTCAGCACCAGATTTGGGTTCGAGGATCCTTCGTAAGTGGCATCTGGCCTCCAGAACGTGATCCTCCCGCTTGCGCCTTGGGCAAAGTTAAGTCGGTTGACTGTCAGATCTATGAAGTCCTGCGAGGACTTAAACTGCTCAACCGCTCCGATCCCATACCACCGGCCGTCGACTGGGTTAACCCGAAGGACGGTAAATGGCCTTTTCCCGTCAGCAGTTACATTGGCTGTGTACTCATAAAATATGGCTTTTTGATTCTTAACATCCAGAAGGAGCATGATTTCTTCGGTAATCCCATCGCCGTCAGCATCGTAGCGAATGTAGCACTCAGCGACCTCAAGGGACGGCTGGGATGAATTATTGACCCCTACCTGACCCTCGCCTCGTTCTGACCTAGACTGCCCTGCCCCTGTTTTAGGGTTTCCGGTTTCGCTTGAAGCCAACCGAATCTGCTCAATCACGCTTCGAATTCTGGCAACCTCTTCATCTGGATCCTCGGATCCGACTCCCTTTTTCCTATAAAGGTCGGCCAGCTCCATTACTGGTGCATCATAAAGATGCGCACAGAAGTCAGCATCATCGACTGAGGCCGCCGTCAGCGGACACAGAAAGTCTTGAAAGTATACTGGTTCAGCCGCAGGCCCGATAAATATGTCGGATTTTCGTGTAACCAACTGCTCCATAAAGATTGGGAATAAAGGTTGCGGGGTTTGCATATCCCTTTGAAGGACCATTTGGCCGTCTTGGGATGGGGCAAACCGGTCGTTTTCTGTGATGAAATCGCCGTCGGCCGCCATAATCGGATTCCCTTGGCCGTCCACCAAGACCCGCAGGAGCTTCTTGAATATCTGATCTTTCTGGGTGTAGGTCGTTTTGACAACGCATTCACCACGGACAAAAGCGATCTGGATGGCCATCTTGAGGGCATCCTTAATCTTTAAGCGGTCAAACTTGAAGCGGGCATACTTTTCAAGTCGGTCAGCCACATTGCGATCCGAGGATCCTTCTGGCAAAACTCCGAACCAAGGGTCTGTCCCAAGGAAATACTTAACGGCTCGGGCAATCATTTGGCGGGCAATCCTGCGGGTTAAGGGAACGATGAGGTTACTATGCTCAAAAATTCCCCCCATCGTGAAAGGACGCCAGCTTACGTTATTTTCGTAGATCCATTCAAATATCTGCCTTCTACCAAGGAAAGTGTCATGAGCCGGAATCCCGCCCGACATATTGTTATGCCAAGCGGCAGATCGGGTGAGGTTGCGACCCATGTCGGCTTCGGTTTCCCGGAGCCTTCTTATGGCATGCTCGACAAGGTTTTTCTCCTGTTCCGCAGTAAGCAGATAGGCTGTTGAAAAGCTATTGGGAGCTGGGGATCCGCCTCCTAGTGCCTCTCCGCCTTCCAGCGGTTTGGCTTGGTCTATGGCCTTTTCAAGGGCGTCCGCGCTCTCCAAAAGCGTATCTATCTGCGTTTCAGCCATATAATTCGATTACTTTGAGGGGTTAGACTGTAAAGCTTTCAGCTCTCTTCTGTGCCGCGCATCCACAACCGCTTTTTTGGCGTCTCGATAGAACCCAGATATCCCCCTTTGAATCACGTCCTTACGATCTTCCGAGATAAAGCCAGATAAGTCTTTTTGAGATAAAGTACCGCCCTCTGAACTATTGCCATACAGATAAGCCCTTATTTTGGGAGCTGCCATCTTCAGCACCATCTCGTACTCGTCATTGGTCAACGCAACCCTCTGGCGTAGATACTTGTCGTCAAAGAACCGATCCGGTCTTGAAAGATCTGGGTTCCACCTCTTGTCTGGGTGTTGTCGGTTGTAGTTGTCTACGAATTTTTCAAAGTCTGTTTTCCCGAATCCTTCCCCAAATCGTCCGGGCAGTAATCGAACGACCGACCTTGCGACTGGGCCAGCACCTTCATACGGAACTGGGTTAGGGACTTTCATGCCTTCGAATGTCCGCCGATCAGGAATTCCCAGCTGATCCCCGAGTCCTGGCAGGATCGCAAATGCAAGAGCGTCGGGGGCTAATGGATCTGGATTATAGACGTCCTTTTCATATTCTGGAATTCCGCCGAATGGTTGCTTGAATAGATTGGGCGACATTATGGCCGACAACTTGTCTCTTAAGACTCGTTGCCAGCCACTCCCCTCCAAATCAAGCAAGCTGACCATATCGCGCCATGCTTTGCCGTAGGTTCTTGTCCCGGGAGCCAAGAAATAATCCTTAAACAGATTTGCGCCAGAAGATCCAGCTCGGCTCGGGTTCCTGACAGCCTCCTTCATCGTTCTGGCGATATTTACGTTTGACGAAATCAATGTTCCTGCGGGTTCGACTCGGCTGTAGTCGAGGATGTATTCGCCAGTAGTAACGCCGAGACTTTTCAGCCAGTCACCGCGTAGAATTAATTTGAATGGAGGGTTTCCGAACCTAGTTACCCTCTGTCCCCCTGGAGCCAAAGGATCTGGCGTTCCGGTAATAAGCACCATCTTCTTATCGTCATCGTCATCACCTTCGGCGGCCCCTGTCAATAGACCAGCCAGTACGGCAGCTCCAATTCCGAAGCTTGTTAGTCTCTCAACGTAGTCATCATACTCAGTGACAGGCAAATACTTAGTTTTCTTGCCATCAACATCTGTCTCTTTGACCCTTCTAGCCCTTGAGATCAGATTAAGTATGGCTGGTGGCGTGTAGGAGTAGCCCTCGCGGTAAATGTTGAATGGGCTTTTAATTAAAACCAAGAACGACTGGATCAGACGAAGAGCTGCCCTAGCTGGCATAAATACTGGATTTCCGTCCATGGCAGTTGCGGCGTTTTCAAGGCTTGCGTAGACATCCGAGAGTCGCCCTACGTTTTCGGCCGCAAAGTCTCCGACAGAACGAACACTTCCTCCCTCAGGCCGTAGCTGGAATGTGAATGTCTCCTTGGTCGCCCGACGAGCTGCGAGCATCCAGCTTGTTGATCCAGCCCCCCTGACCTCTTTTTCTACGAACGAGCTTAGTTCTGCCCCATTAAGCCCGGCCGCTTTGCCCAGCCGGTATGCGTGTGCCCCGACTGTCATGTAAGCCCTAAATGTCTTAGTGAATTCGTCAGCTGCGAGTAGGCCTCGAAGCGGAACGCGAATAGCTTTACCAAGCTTTCCGGGGATCCTTGTGTTTCTTGTTCTTCCATACTTTTGCAGGAACGCGCCAAACCTTGTCTGCGGGTCGTCAATGTCCTCAAGCACTCCAGAAACATTGTAATCGAAGAACCCCGCTTCAGTTGCCCAAGCTAACCTACCCATTGTTGAAGCTTCGAAAAACGCAGGAACAACTGACCTCAAGATGTATCCAATTTCACTCCCCGCTCCTCTAATAGCCTCTGACATTGTTTTGTAGGCCGTGCTTGGTCTAAAGAGCGGGACTTGGCGATCATCAATTCTGTCGATTTCTACCTCTTGATTAATCCCGGCTTGCCCGAGCAGATACGAAGTGATGGCTTGGAATCCACGATGGACAGATGTTGTGATCGGGGAAACCGGCGTGACCGCCATATTTGCAAGCTGAGTTGCGACTCCGCTGAAAATACTTGAGACATACGCCTCGAACAATGTTCCGTCTATGGTCGGCTTCCCTGCCTGCATGGCTTTAGCTAACACCACGATATGCTCTGGCTTCCGCAGATCGAAAAGGTTGCTTCTACCCTTACGTTCGGCCCACTTATATTCGCCAGTTGGGGTAAGCGTAAGTCCGAGCATGTTATAGATCTCTTCCATCGCCTCGTCCTCACCTAATGGCTGATTATCCGGAATGCGTTGGGCCATGATCTGCCTCATCGAGGCGTCCGTTCTTGCGTTTTCTAAGAGTGCTTTACGGAGCTGTTCGCGGGTCATCCCGCTCTGGGCAATCTGGCTAAACCTTCTCTTGGCCTCGGATCGCATGACATCCATTGCGCCCTTAATGTCCACCATCTTGACTTTTGTTTGCTTGGAAACTGAAACTGGGTCATGCCCAATCATGATCAGCTCCACCGCCTCGCGTTCTTTCGGGGAAAGTCTGACCTGATCGAGCATTTGAGTGGCCGGCCGTCCTGTTCTGATTTCCGAAAGCTCGGATTCTTTCATTAACTGCTCGAGATTTGTCCCAAGACCAGCCAGCGTGCGATTCACGTCGGCCAACCTATCCTGCGCCTCTTTGGCCATGACTTGCTCTCGAGTCACGCGATTCTGTAAATCTGAGATTTGCCCTTGCAGAGCTTGGATCTCGGCGTTCCTCTGCTCGAGAACGGCCTTCATTTCTTCTGAGTTGCTTGCCTCTTGCCTAGACTCAAGCAAGCCGTTCCTCTCTTTGATTAAGTCTTCGAGGGTCGCCTGAAGGCTTCGGATATCGTTCCGGTTTTGGGCTTCGGTTGGGTAATACTTTAGGTCGAGAATCCTATTCCGCTCCGGCTGAACCATTACGGCCATGAGGAACTCGGCGTGACGCTGAGCTGGCGTCATTAGTCTGTCATAGCCAATTCGCAGGGCGCGAGCCGTCTCAGATCTGGCTTCGCGATACATGTACGTCATTGCGTATGCCTTGCCTAGATCCTCGGCGTTTCCGCTCGTAATTGCCGTTTGCGCCATCTCTCCGACCATCTTCATGGCCGCTAATGTTGTTTCCGTGTTTAGGGACTGTCCGGAAAGAACGGCCTCTTGGACTCCAAGCCGGCCTTCTGGGGTGGAAAGAATTTGAATAGCGGCGTCTTCAACTGCCGTATCCTGCTTAATTCCAAGCCCACGCTGGAACCGCATAGCGTCCATGGCGTTGATTAGGTCTCTCTGTTGGGAGGTTTGTCCAGGGTTTGCCAAGCTTCTTGCGGGACCTCCATTTTCTCCGTTTTGATAAACTCCACCGAGCGTCTTGGTTCCAGATGGCTGAACTCGCAACTTGCGATACATCGCCATTACTTCTTGGGTATCTTTCCCTAGGTCGCCCAAGAGGTCGGCACGGATAGACATCAACTCTTCTGGGGTAAGTGGCTTTGGCGTAATTACAGGGTTTCCGTTCTCGTCGTAATCAAGCCTTTGGGCGAATAGGTTGCCTTGAACCATCCCTGCCCGAGTTTCTTGCTCTAACCCAAAAGGCTGAGTCGTTGGGTTCACGCTGGTCTCTGTTGGCATCAGCTGGCCTTCTGGTTGATATCCAGACAGCTTGGTTTGGTTGGCGGTAAACTCTAACTGGCGCAACCGCTTCTCGTTATAGGGTTGGCCGGAATCACGCATCGCACGAAGCTCGTTAATTTCAGAAAGGATTTTCTTCGCTCCGCTTGGCTCAATACGCTGGGCATTAAGGGCAAGCTCCATTTGGGGAGCGATAAACTTGGCCGGAGGAGTCTCGATGACAGATGGGCTGGATGCCGTCGGCCGGTTGGGCGATCCAGCGTACTTCTCTGTATCAAACAAGGCTTGCTGAACCCCAACTCCTGGCATTTTGTATTTGGTGGCAAACTTCTCGATCTCCGAGATCCGCTTGCGTTGCTCTTCGGTTGGGGTCGGGATGTCGGTCAATCTCTTGTATTCCAAGGCCAATGGGTTCTTCTCCCCGCCCGCATCCGAAGGGGCTACGTCATCGCGGGTGTAGGATTTGACCACTTGCACCATCCCACGGATCCCGGGCAACCCAGCAACCGCTGCCGAGATGGTCTTGGTGACTACCCTTCTTGGGTTATCGATGCCCCTTGTTACCCATCCATCCGAACCAACCCTCGGCCGTATTGAGAATGCCCCTTTAGTGGTAGTGATTAGGCCACCCCTTGGCATCGCTTGAATAGTGTTAGAAACCTTGTCCTCCAGCTTGTCTCCGATGATCCTTTGGGCAAAGAGCTGGCCTTGTTGGGTGGTAGGTTCCGACCTTGCGGCTGAATCACGATTCCCAACAATTGTCTGATAATCGGTAATTTTGATGGATCCGATGTCCATCAAGGATCCGGCCGTTGATCCTACTAGGGTTCCGGTGGCCATGTTCCTCACGGCTCCCTTCATTCCGCCCTTTAGGTTCAATAGGTCTGACTCAAGCTGGTCGAACCATTCCACCAGATAGTCGTGCGGAGTTTTGGTCAGCCCTTTTGGGACATCCAAGTTGGCAATCATTCCCACAAAGGAAGGGTTGCTCATTGTTTCAGCGGAAAACTCGTCAATGTTCTTAAACCCATACAAAATCGACATCGCCTTCTTGCCGGGATCGCCAACAACACCCAGAATCCTCTGCTTAAACACAGGCTTCGTTGAGCGTATGGTGTAAGTCGAATATGCCGAAGGGGCTATGCTTTGAGTCCTTAGCTTCTCTAGCCCAGAAGGGGTAAGAATCAGCTTTCCATCCGCCTCAACCTCTAAGCCAGCCAAGGATCCGGCCGGACTGGAGATAAAGAAGTCGTTGGTCGCCCCACTCTTATTTACGTAGGCATCCAAAGTGTCATTTGGCACTCCGGCCTTACCTTCAAGCCCAAGTCCGGTAAAGTGTTCATAGATAGCCTTTGAGTTTGAGGCATCAATGTGGGCCGACATGTGTAATCCGCCGGCATAGCTTGCTCGGTGCATCGGTAGCGTGATTGAGAAGCTGGCCGTTAGGCCCGATCCGAAGATTGCGTTCTCAATCGGTTGACCAGCATCGTCCTTGGCATACTTCAACGCCCCTAGATATGCCTTCACAAGGCTCTGCATGGCTGGGATTGCCCCAGTAGGATTATCAGCGTCTAGGGGTTGCTTATTCGCGTAAGTAGTTAATGCCTCGCGATACTTCGATCCGGACATTTCTCCGCGCCGAGGCTGGAAATTCTTAACGATTTCGCTCCCAATAAGTTGAGCGGTAAAGGAGTGGACGAATTCATGCAGAATTACCCTTGGACTCAATTGACCAGGATGAAGTCGGATGATCCCCATTGTAAACGGATCCATCTTGATCGATGAGAAGTGGGATGTTGGGATCGATTCATCGATTACTACGTCGGTATTTGCTGCCCTACCAAGGAACGACGATGGGTTGGCCTCAATCCCCTTGACCAAAGCTTGGCTAAGCAACCGATAGTAGGCTTGGATCGCTTTGTTGTTTTCATTTGCTGGCTCTGCGATCCCGCGGATGAGGTTGCCAGCTGGTTGCGGTCCGGAACGAAGGGCCATAATGGCCTGACCAAGCTGGGTATTGCGGAACTGCCGAACAAGGTTCGCTGTTTCACCATCTTCCTCAGAATTGGTTGTATAGATCCTCTGTGCATTGATCGACATGGGTCGAATTAGCCCTGCCTCCATCGCAAGCCGTAAGGCCTTACTTACAGGCTTTTGGGGCTTCGAGTTGGTTGCGAACAAGCTGTTGTCACCGGCAAAGTCTTGTAAGGCTCGGAGCGCATCATCGTACATGCGCTGGGCCATCTGCTTGTTTGGACGCTGTTTGCCGTCCTCTCCAATAATCGGTGGCAACCCAAATTCATCTGCAATTGCCTCAAATGTCATTCCTCGGTTGTGAGCTACAAACACTTGAGCCAAGCGCGGATCAATGGTCTGGAATGCGGCCTCCATGTCGCTACGAAGGGCCTTGGTAAACTCGGTCTCCTCTACGTCCTTAGGTGTGACGATGTCCGGCCCCTCATCTTCACTTACTGCCGTTGCCCTTCCGACAAGAAGCTCGGCCACAGTCTCCTCGTCCTCAAGCATCTGCATTCCTTGTTGCTCGGGCGGGTTAACTTCGTACTGCCCAAACTTCTGGTAGGACGTCAGGACGCTGTTTTTTGCGGCTTCGACCATGTACGAGAACACCTTTTTAGGTATTCCGCCTTCAGGAGCTGCGGATCCTTCCATTTCGGCGAACTTGCCCGGATCCTGCGTCCGCATTACGGCAAGTGCCTTGACGGCCTTCAGAACACCGGAAACGGCCGAATCCTCTACATACGAGGCATCCATATTTGGGAACATCCGCAGAACCATTCGGACTGCTGGCGACGGCCCCACATTACCATCTGAGTCGGTGGTCTGCTGGGTAGCGATCCGGTAGTAGTTCCAGATCTCTGGGGTGATTTCATCCCCAATCCGCTGAGCGTTCATCTGAACTGAGCGGGGGCCGGAATATGCGTAACCCTCAATTGCAGATCCGGCAGGAGATTCGACTGCTTTGCTCTTTGCAACATCTGCATATGGCATCCACTCAGAGGTTCCGTCCGTAAGTGATGGGGTTCCGGGATTCCAGTCTTTCGGCATGCTTGGATCCTCTGGATACACAAGGGTGTCCTCGCTGATTCGGCTCATCATGTAATCTTGGTTCAATGCTGCGAGGCCGACTGGCCCAAAGACTTCGCCCCCCTTCTTTGGATCTGCGTAAAAGTATCGCTGTCCCGCATTTTGATCTGGAATGCTTCGCGACCTCATGCGCCGAGCGATATAATTGCCAGCATCAAAACCACCCATTGAAACTGCAATATATGGCCCTTCCGCAGATACCTTTGCTCCTGGCACAAGCTTCTCGATCTCTGTCCTTACCTCGTCTGGCACTCCGGCCTCTTCCATAACAGACAGATCGGCCAGCTGGCTCTCCGCCAAACTGCTGATCGGAATTATCGATTTAAGCGAATGCGGGGTCTCGATGGCCGTTGCCTCTGTGGTTGCGTAAGAAATTGTCGCTCCGTCCGTAAACACGACCTCCGTTGCGTTATGGTGTCTTGTGATTGTGCTATTCAGGTAGTCCAAGACTTTCTCGGCGTCAGAACGCTGGATTGTCTCTCTGACAGTCATCACATTTGAGAGCTTCTTGAGCTGGCTGAACTCAGCTTGGCTAGGAACAACAATGCCAGTTGTCTCGCTTCCGTCTTGGTTAGTGAACCGCATAACTCGATGATTTAACTGCTGACCAAAAAGCCGTGTGGACATATCGGCGGCCACCAATGGATTGCCAACGATGACGAAGTGATCTTGTTGCATCGCCTTCTGTCGCTCGCGGTCATACGCCTCGGCTACAACTTGGTTGCGCCGGCGGTTGTTCATCTTGCTTACAAAATCTTTTTGCCCTTCATCCGTTGCTACCGCGCCTTCATCGGTCATTGTGTCGATGTCCTGCGTTGCATCCAACGCTTCTGCAAATGCGTCGATTACGTCTTTCTCGGTTTGGGCGTTTTCAGTCCTCTCGGATACAAAGGAAAGAATCTCGCGGGTACGCACAGGCGACATCTCGATAATCGTGTTTCCGTCATAATAAAGACCATTCAGTGTCTTTCCGTCTGAGAATTTTCGGTTCACACGGAAGAATCCTGGTCGATACCCAGCTCTATCCATTGCGAATTGCATGTATTTCTCGCGAAGCCCGAACGGATGGTTCTCCCAAGCTTTTGCAGCTGCATAAGATTCCGTCTGCTTGAATGAGCGATAGAACGCCGCTTCAGCGTCTTGGCCGGTTGGACTGACATCCAGAAGAGGCATCTCAACGCCAAGCTCCTCTTGCTCAAGCGGGTTGTTATTGAAAGCAGCCCGAGCCGACGCCAGCCGTGATAGCGGGTTGGCGGAAAGCGGAACTGGCATTAGATGGTTGAATCCTGCGCTTTGGATTAGCAACCGCTGGGAAGCGACTACATGCGGATACTTGGTGTTAAGCCTCAAACCGGTAACGAATACTGGAACTTGGGTATCGTTAATGTGATACCAGTAGCTTCCGCCCACCTTTTCAGCCGCATCCGCCACGGCCGTTTGGGCTACCGCCATCTTTCTGGTGATAGCCTGAATAAGGAGATTCTTCGCATTCGGATCAAGGCGAGATCTGCTGTTAATGAAATTAACTCGGTCACTTAGATATTTTTCTGCTGATTCATTGTATTTCTGGACGAGTTGAGCTGTTTCGGCCTTCACCTTGTCGATGTCCTTGACCAGCTGTTCGGATGCGGGCGGTGGTGTTGGGTTGGTGAATCTGTATCTGCGGAGTTGCGTGGGCTGGGCGGTCCCGATATCTGGTTCGCCTTCCTTGCGAGGGCTGTATGGGGCCATTCCAGGCATGTCATCCACCAGCACGGCTTTGTAATCCATCTTTTCGGACGTAAGGTTGTAGCGTCCAGCCATCTTCTCCGTTTCAACGATCTCGTTGTACTCGTCGCGTACTTGCTCCGAAATTTGGGAGTAGATATCCAAAGGCATAATAATGAGCATGTGTTCGAACCTTCTGAACACATCTCCGTTGCCAGATCCCTTCATTAGGTTCGCTCGGATCTCCTCTTCGTTGGATCCCGGGAAGTACTCGTTATGCCTAGTCTGGAACTCTTGTCGGAACGTTTCGTCCCTTGCCAGAACATTGGCAATTGCGAGGTCTCCGTAAGCGTTGTGCATGTCCTCTCCGAAGGTTTCCGACATATCCAGCCGTTGACCTCCGGTGCTTGAAGCTCCGAGCTTTGACATCTTCTTGGCCGTTAAGGCCATGATCCGCTTCTCGGCGGGCAACTCCTCTGCATAAGCCATATAGAGGTGAGGAGCCGTCAGCTGTCCGGTTCGATTCACGCGGAACGCTACTTGAACCGTATCAACCACGTTCGGAGAGGGCTGTAAAAGGAAGAAAACTCGGTCTTTTTGAGAGGAAAACTTGGGGGAATTATGGGCGTTGATTCCAGTTGAGCCAGAGCGTGAAACTGAAATTACGTTCATATCATCCATGTTGTTAAACATAGAAAGTGATGCCATCCGGTCTTGGTCTAGCTCTGTCCGTTTTTCGCGGGTTCCATCGGGCATAACCGTGGCCGACCGGCCGGAGATCTCGACGCTGGGGATCTGCACGGACTCCAGCTGTTGCCGAAGTGTATCCATTGGCGAGATACCTAACCGACCGAGAACATCCCTTGAGGACTCAATCATGCTCTTGGCATCCGAGATCTGCTGAAGCACTTGTTGCGCTCTCTCTACTGCCTCTGGATATTCTTCCTGCGTCCTGTTCAGATCGAGCTTTTGGCGGAACAAGGTTTGCTGTCTTCCCTTTGGGCCGACCTTTGCCGTGATAGTTACATACCTCAGCTTGTCGGTGTATCGGGCAAGGGCATCCGCAAACGAGGCATTCTTTGGATCGGTTTCCAGCGAAACATCGTCAAGCAACTCTTGTACCGCTGCTTCTCCGGTTGCGTCTGAAGCGACAAACACCTTCTTGCCTTGGTCGACCAGTGTTTTGATCTGCTTTGAAATCTCTGGGATCTTTGATGCCAATACCATGATGTTTGCAATGTTGTGGAATTGTGACTTCATGGGGTAAGGCTCGACCTTGATTGTCAGGGTTTCGGCCAGCTCTGGCTTGTCCTCGATCATTGCGGCGGCCTTAGTTTTTGCCAAAGGCTGTAGCACAGCCCGCAACTGCTTCATGAAAGGACCCGCTTGGATCTGCTTTAATTCGCCAGCGATCTCGTTTGCGGTCTCGTTTACTTCTACCACTTGGGGGCCGGTACGGAGTGCCAATGGGGTAAATGGAACGGGCTCACCATTATGGGTCAGACCTCTCTGGTAGCGGATGTATTCACCCGCAGAGACAAGCCCTCGATTCATCAGCTCGAGCAAAGGATTAGCAAACTTCTTGAGAAGCTGGTTTAACCGACGGACGGACGGAACAGCCCGATTGACGGAAGTGAATGGGAAATAAAGTCGCATCGCCTCAAGGTTCTTAATGGCCGTTCCGCTTGAGAACGCCACTCCCTTGGCTTTCTTTAGAATTCCTCGAGCTACTTCCGATGAAAGCGAGTCACCTGTTCCCTTGTGAGCCTCGTCGATGACGAATACTGCATTTGGAGCCAAAGCGTTGAGGACAGCATTCACATCCTTGAGTCGAGCCTGTTCCCATGTGGTCATTACCATCGTCTTGCCAGCCGGCAATTTCTTGCTTGCTGTTATTGATTCGAACAATGCCTTCGGGTTCTTGCCTTTGTTTGTCAGAACATTCCCATCTCCCATTACTGACTCGAAGTCTTGGTCGGTAATAAATGGATCCATCTTGAATCCAAGATCCCTAAAGTCATCCATTAGGGTTGGGTACAGGGTTCTGGAATTAGCCGTAAAAAATATCGGGGTTTGACCCCTCAAATAAGATGCGTACAGCAAGGCAGCGCAGGCTCGGCCCTTCCCTATGCCCATCTCATGCCCAATGATATTGGCTTTGCCCGAATCCATCCGGTCAAGCGCGGCCGCGATTGTCTCTACTTGCTCTTTGTTGAGTCTGGATCCGGCCTTTGGATTTACGACTCGGTAAAGCTCTGAGACATCATCAAACCCTAACGCCTTCGATACATAGTTTTCGAGTCCGCCTCGCTCGCGGTCAATTCTCTCAAGATTTCTTCGAATTTCGTCTGCAATACCAGCTGGAGCAAATGTTTTTAAGCTGACTCCATTGCCCTGAATAACCGGAACCCAAGGAACTTGGGTTTCTAGTCCTTCGCCTAAAACTCGTTCAGCGTCATTGACGTCAGAAGCTCGCCCAGTTTCGACTCCCGATCCTCTCCTTTGGAGCGTGCGAATAGCGCCAAGATTTGGTTGTGGCCCTCCACCGCCCCGCACGCCTGCCGAAACAGCGTTGTCAGCCAATCCTTGGTTCTCTCCGGATCCTCCGTCAGGTCGTTGATCCACGGATCCTGGTAAAGTGCGTCCGCGTCCGTCTTCCACATTCTGAAGTTGTCCGGGTTGTCCCGTTGCCACTTCACCAGTCGGGGATACGCCTCCTCCGCTGCTATCTGGCTGTATTCCTTCACTTGTTCCGGGTTGAGTTCTTTCTTCACGATTAGATTCTACGCCTCCTTCTTGGTTTTGGTCAATTCGTTGGGCCTGAATATCGATCCTTTGTGCCTTAATATCAGGCATTTGGTCGATTTGGCTTACTTTTGCTGGATCTGTAGCCCACCTCTCCCAAGAGGCGAGATCAGCCTGCAAATCTGTTATTTCCTTTGCGATTCTGCCGTCAACATCTTCGCCGGCCCCAATCGAAATTCCTCTGTCAGCTAAAATTTTCGCTCTCTGTCCACTGCTAAGCTTCTTATAGCTTAGGAGTGCGTTAAGCTCGTCCTTCAGCCCTTTTTGCTTCTTTGCGGCCTTCTTTGCCCTTTGTTTCATCAATTCAAGAGCCGAGTCATCCCCACCAAACAGATCCCCTTGTGATTCGGAGGGGCCTTGGTCAGCAAATTTTGCGACCATCCCAGCAATGAAGTTCTTAAGCTCTGATTGATTTGTTCTTTCGGTGGTAATCAGAGCTAGAGCTTGCCGTTGAATCCCCTCGTTTAATGCTCCTGCTGACCTTGGGGCGCTAGAGGCGATAATATATGCCATGCCCGGGTCAATTTTCCCCATCAATACACCGCTATAAACGTCCTCAGTCGCCTCGTTAGCGATTAAGAATCCAGCCTTACCCTTGCCGTCATCACGCAAAAGACCCTTTGCTTCGGCGTCTTGCTGGCTGATCCCGGACTTTCTAAAATAGTAAGCAAAGTCCTCTAGGTCGCCTTGGCCGTCTCGGATGTTTGCTTCGGCATCAAATGTTTCAGCTTTCTCTTGCGTCCAGCCCTCTGATTCTTTGACGATTTGGGCGGGAACAGTTGTCATATTGTTCCGCTTGGCGAGATCCAACCGATGTCGGCCGGTGATCACCTCAAATACGCCGTCGTTCCTTTGCCAGATAACAATCGGGTTCTTCGGAGTTGCTTGGTATTCTCCGGTTAGAGCTTTTACGACTCCGGAATCCTTCTTGGCCTTCTTCTTAAACTGCTGGATCTTGTCGTTAACAACGATTTTATTGATCGGGAAGTCAACCACCTGACCGGACGGAATTGCCGTAGGATCTTGTGATTGCTCTTGCTCGATCTCGGGTGCGCTTGTCAGCTGATCCGGCAAAACCGTCAGCTCTTGCCCATCCTCAAGCCGAACCTTGACCCGCCCGAAAGGATTTCCGGTAATGGTTGCCGCGAAAACTCCACCCTCAGTTTGTACCCCGACCTTCTTGCCAAGGTAGTTCTTCTTTTCTCGAGCTTCCTTCTCTCTTTGTTCCTTGTAATGAAGTCGCCCAGTTATTTCCCTTTTTCTTTTTGCCCACTCATACCCAGCCCTCTGCATTAGGCTGGAGCGCATAGCGGGATCTCTTGTTCTTTTCGCCATCTCCGCTGATTGCCGGTAATCTGCCTCGCCCTTTTCCCACTCCACTTCCTGCTCTTTTGTCAGCTGGACTTGTTCTGTTACTGATTCAACTCCTCCAGATCCCAGCTTGTCGTAGGTAACTGACACCATCCGACCTCGAGGGACTATCCTTGTGGCCGGCGGTGCAATAGTTCCAACTGCTTGACCCCCTTCAGGAGTTTGGCCGATAACCGGCGGTTCACCTGCATTTTGGGGCGGGACAATTTCTGGCGTTTCTGGGGCTTGCGGGACATTTTCACCTCCTGTTTCTGGCGGAGCGCGGGGCTTAGCCTCTGGGGCTTGTGGCACATTTGGGCTACGTTGAGCCACTTCTGGCCGTGGTTGGCTGGGCGAATCAGAGAGAACATCGTCTATCTCAGACAGCAGATTGCTTAAATCTTCAGCCAACTGAGGGTCGGCTTTGACCAGGCTATCCTTAATCGAAAACAGTGCTTTATATACCTTGCGAAGGTAATCGGAAATTACCTTTATAATGGTTCGCGATCCGCCGGTTGTTTTCGCAGCCGTGCGTAGAAAGTTTCTGGATTCTGTTTGGGGTTGCCCATACGTCTTAAGCATTCGAAGCATCTCGGCCATAAAGAGGGGCATCGCACGCACGCCCTTCTCGCCAGACATTCCATTTCGGATTAAGTACTTCTGAACATCCGCAACTGTCTTAAACTGGGGCACTACTTCGCCACCCATGAGGGCATCCATCGTGGCAGACATGGGTGCGCTAGTTGATGAAAACGTGTTTCCACCGTCATCTGTCATTGGCTTGCTAAACACGTTCTCAAGATAAAGATTTGCGGCCGCGACCACCGATTCTTCAACTGCCTTGTCTTGCTTTGCGACAGTAAAGATTCTTGAAAGCATGGTCGCGCGTTCCTGTTCCCAATGCTGGCGGTAGTTATCCTTGCCCTGCCTTTTTGCGTCTAATGCCCCCTCTGCAATATCCCCAAGGTGGGCTATCTCCTCTCTGACATACCGGTTGTTTGCCTCTGGATCCGTGTTCTCCATATCCATGAAAGCCTGTTTGTTTAGGCTGATACGGAGAGTTTTATTGTCTGCCTCAAAGGCTACGGAAGATGCTGCCCCATCGGACACGAACCTTACATCCAGCCCCTTAGATCCAATTGCGGTGACTAGGTTTTTGATCTTTGATTCTGCCGATGCCCATCTCTCGTCCGGAGTCTTGCCTTCAAGTCTTGCCATTAAAGCTGGGGATCCTGTCCTTGCGCTGGCCTCCGCAATCTGGCGGGGTGTCTTTAGGTTTGCTTGATCAACTTGCCTAGGCTTTCCGGTTGGCTCTTGCTCGGGCTTCGGTGGCTCTGGCGGTTCTGCCCCAGTACCTCCAGCGTCCGTCTGGTTTGCCATTGCCTGATTAACTCGCGACAAGAACCCCTTGAGCTGTTCGGACATGGTTGGTGCTTTTGAGAATATGTCCTGCTTAACAAACTCTGATGGCACTTGGATGCCGTTAGAATCGGTCTGGATGATTGGCATCCCTCGGTACTTGGCCTTCAGCTCCTCTTGGGTTACTCCGCTAGATCCAAACAGAACCTTGGCCGCGATAAGCCCGGCCGCTTGCTGATCCAGCCCGCCGTCCACGGGGTCGGTTGGAAGCTCTCCCAGCTCTCTGGCTACACGCAGGCGAAGTTGCGCCTCGCTCTGCATAAGGGCGGCAAGGTTAGCCCTTTCGGCATATAGATTTGCCTCGCCCTTCAATTGCTCATTTCTAGCTCCGGTCAGGATCCCGGCCGCTCGACTCTGGAGCGCAGGGGGTTGAATGAGGCTTTCGTCAATTGATTTGCCAAGATCTAGCAATCTTCTGAATGGCGCACCTTTAATGCTGTCAGCCAAATCAACCAAGAACTTGCCTTGTTGTTCGTCAAGATCGGCACCGATTTCGCCAAAGCTTTCGGCTAAGCCAGGATCCAGAACTTGCTCTGGAAGCCTATTTGCCCAGTCCTCCCATCCGTTCATGGGAATATCCTCTGTGGCCGCCTTCATCTCGTCGGCTTGCTTCTTGAGGCCACGCTCGTTGAGGTAATTCTGTGCGCCTGTCAGGGCAACAGATCCGCCTCCCATTGCGGTAACTCCGGCTCCACCAGCCCACATCGCAACTTTAACGCTCTTCCAAACGTCTTTATCTAGCGGCCTATTGGGATCAAATTTGCCGATATACTTGGCAATCATGTTTGACCAAAATTGCTGTACGCCTTCCTCCCCTCCTTCGGTTATTGCGCCACCACCGATCTTCATGGCTGCACTTGCAAAAAGCCCTCGAAGGCTTCTGGCAGTCATGCTCTCAAGGCTTTGAATGAACTTTTTGCCAAGAGCTTTAGCAAGTCCCAGCTCCACCATGTTTCCAAGTTGCTCAAATGCAGCGACAGGAATTGCTTCAGCTAAAGCCGTAACGTGGTCTGGGTTTTTAACGCCAGCATTTAGCTGGTTCTGAATGGCCTCATCGTAAGAGGATCCGAATGTTGCAATAAATCCGACAGCCGGATTGATCATTGTTGTACCAATGTAAAACGGAAGCTCTGTCAGGGACTTGACCACTTGGCCGACATCGCTTTCGCGCCACTCTGGGCTTACTGGCTCGAGTCCAAGGAACTTTTCTTCACGGATTGCCGTCTCGTTCTCTTTGGCTGCGGTTGCGGATTCCTCAAAGAACTTTGCCGCCTTGTTGTGAAGTTTCCCGCCAAACTGCCTATCAACCATGCTTAGAGCCGCCATAACTTTGGCGGGCATAGATGGCGATGTAGTCATGGCGTCAACAAAGCCAGCCCCAGCTGTCTTGAGCTTACCTCCCGATATCGGCACTTCTTTTCCGCGAAGTCTTAATGCGTTTGCAGCGGAAAGGTAAATACCAGAAGCAAACTTCTGATTCAGCTCGAAGTATCCTCGAGCCGCTTGTCGCATCGTGTCTTTGCTGAATAGGTTGTTAAGACCGCCTTGGAACCAGCTTGTCGGGCTTTCAGGCTGTGGTTGAGGCGTCGTGGGCTGAGTTGGTGGCGTCCCTTGCGTTGGTGTGGCCGGAGGCACATCACCAGGAGCCGGCGGCCCCATAAATGTTCCATCCTCTAGTCCTCGGCGTTGCTTTAGTTTTTCAACCCTTTGCTTTGTTTCTTGCTCAAGCTTTGTAAGCCTTCCCTGCAATTCTTGCTGAACTCTCTTTTCGTTTTCTTTAGCAAACTCGCCTTGGATTTTTGCGCTTTGCTCGGCAACCGTGGCTTGCTTGCCAATTTTGCTAAGCTGGTCATCCAGAACTCCGATTGCCTCAGCGTACCCAGCCGCTTGCGCTCTAAGGTTTAATCCGGTTCCCTTTTGCTTCGCGTCGGACGCATCGGCATCATCCAAAAGCTTGTTGTAGACCGATGAAAGCCTGTTTCTGCGTCCAGCCAGAGTCGTGTAGCTGATGGATGTGTCGGCCGCTTGCTCAATGAATGGCTTTAGAAATTCTGTGGCCTTTTCTTTAGCAAGTCTTCCCTCGGCCTCAATTCTGCCCTTTTCGCGTTGGGATGCCCTTGTTTCATAGATGGCCTGCGGGGTTAATGCTGGATCCTTGAAAACCTCCGACAAAGGCAGAACAGGCTTCTGAATGTTTGTCAGCCCCTCTCGGATTGCTCCGATAAGCGGATCCTTATCAATATCCTCTTGTTTCGCCCCATTCTTAAGAAGCTGTTGAACTCGGTTGTCGTAAATCGATTCGCCCTCATCCAGCGACATCTGGGACTGAAGCTCAACCTGAAGGGCGCGATTGCGGATTCTTTCCTTATTCTTTTCGGCCAGCTGTGAGCTGAAATCTGCAATTTTCTGATCCCTAGACATCCCAATTCTTGCTGCTGCATCTTGTCGGGATTTTGCGTCAGCCTTTCCTCCAACCTCGGACGCAATGGCTGGATCCATCTTGTCGCCATCGGGTTGCCAGTCTGGAATCGGCGTTTGATTAAGGGTGTCGATCTGGGATTTGAGTGTCTCTGATTCGACATCCAACTGCTGGCCTCTTGCGTCTAGTACCGACTTGGCCGAACCAAGCTCGTATTGCCTATTCTTCCTTACGGTCTCCTTGGCCAGCGATGAAATGCCCTGATCCGAAACTCCCTGCAAGTCGAAAGCACTCCCAATGTCCTCTGCCTTGGTTGCTGCAAATGGTTGGTTGGCATCCGCAACTCCAGCATCCTGTTCGCGTGAATATACTCTGTATATCCTAGACGGATCTGGGAAATTTGGGTTGTTCGCGTCGCCAGACTTATACGTTACATTCTGTCGTTTCTTTGGCTTAACTTTTCCGGTTTTATCAATCTGTCTTGTTTCTTCAGTAATGGGATCCCGGAACTCCGAAGTCCCAAACTCAACAGTTCTCCCAAACTCATTGCTTGGCGCATAGCGGGGCTGAACAAAACCTTGCTCGTCTTTCTTGTACTCAATTCCAGCTTCTTCAAGAGCTTGTTCTGACCCGTAATTATAAGCCTGCGTGGCTTCCTTAATCTTCCCCCTCTGCTCTTGCTCGACCGCCCTAGCCTCGCCTCTTGTCCTTGGCACGTACTCTGGCTCTGGCCCTCCAAAGTTATCCTCTGGCTTGCCGTCAATTCCAGATCCACCAAAATCGGGTAAGGACATTCTGAATTACCGCAGGCTTACGCCAGGGCCGCTTGGGATGCGGATCCTAATCCCCAGTTCACGCCGTTCTCCTTGGGATTGGATCCCGGCCGGCGTACTTCTTGTTTAGTTCATCTACATTCTTTTGTTGTCCAGCTTGCTTCTTCCGCATCGCCGCGTCGGCGTTATCTTGCTTCTGCTTTTCTCCAGCGTCAGCGAATGCCTTGCTCCTCTGGTCGTACTCCGCTTGCGAGCTTGCTGGCTTATTGGTCATCGGGCCGACAGCGACAGTTTCTTTCTCCATATATCCCGCCTCACCTCTTTTGGCGTCGGGATTCCCGCCCCTAGCTCCAGAAACGATTTTCTCATCGTATCCGCCCAATGGGGCGAGTTCCGGAGCTTTCTCTTTCTGTCGGAACGACTCCCCGCCGTCTGGGCCGTAAGGATTACCAAACATGCTCTCGTTTGCCGCCTGCTTGCTTGCCAACATCTCGGACTGATCGTTAAAGCCCTTCTTGATTACCTCTCTATCGGACTGAGCCTTGTTTCGCTCTTCAGCGTAAGCCATCTTTTTCTCTGCATCTCGCGTCCCAGACATCCCTTCGACAGCCGCACTCTGCCTTGCGTTGGTTTCGTTAATCCCGGCTTGGTCATACTTCGGTTCTTGCCCCGCGAAATCCACTTCATCCATCCCTTGTTGCTTGCGGTAAGCATTAGCTCCCTGCATCTGCGCCTGAGGTGACATTGCTCCAGCTCGGCTTGCGTCTGCGGCCGCTCTTGCTTCTTGCCCGCCCTTGAACGTGCCGGCGTTACCAGTAGGGGTCGGTCCTCGGTAGGTATCTAACCTTGGGCCCTTGGTGGTTTCCTGTGTTGGAGTCCTTCGGCTTTCTGGCTCTCCGATAGTTGCCGGAAGTTCCGCCCCAATTGGAGCTTTAGTCGCATCTCTGGCCGCTTGCGGACTCATTGGAACCGCGGCTTGATCGCCAGAAGGAGCGCCTTGAGTTGGTTGCGGTGCGCCTCCGCCGGTAGCCCCCGGGGTTGTAGAAACCGGCGCAATCTTTTGCTGGGGCTTACCGAACCTTTCTTGAATAGAATCAAACGCGCTCTGCGATCCGGTCGGCCCTGCGTATTCGTCCGCCTGAATGGCGTCACCAGGAGCCGCGAGTCCAGCGACAGCCATCACAGGGTTTCTTGGAGCCGCTGCCGCCCTTTCGTTAAAACTAGCCAAACGATCTCGAGATGCCTCGCGCTCCATCCTGCTCGCATAAGGAGAGGATAAGTTTTGTCTGGCGGCCTGAACGTCCACTTGATTCCCACCGCTGTTGTAGGGAGTGCTAATCCCAAGAGTCTTGGCTAAAGCAAACTCCGGAGATGCCATTGCACGCCTTTGATTAACTCGCGGACTTACCGTTGCCCGACTCATGCCTGAAATGCGGTTCTGCAAATACGAAGCCGTAAACTCGGATCCGGGTCCGGCAAAAGATCCACCTAGGCCAGCAAAGTCATCGCCTCCAGATCCGCGTCCTCCGCCGATCCGTCGCATTGCCTCTGGCTGAGCGATAGGCGTAATAGCCATTAGTCTTGGTAGGCTTTCCGAGGGCTGATCTTGGGCGGCTTGTCAGCCATTTTGGATCGAGCAGCTTTTGTTTTTGCTGGCTTGTTATATTCTGTTTCGCCGGCGTTGTGATGAACCATGGGTTGCATGTCTTGAGCAAACCGCGTGTCCACATCGAACTTAGGCTTTTGTTTTTTCGGGGCAGGCCCGACATATTTTGCTGATTTGTAGGAGTCCATCCCACTAATCTTGCCCTGCGCAGATGCGGGACAACTACTTCTGTAGCTGTGTGCCGCTTAACTGAAGGTGGTGACTAAACGGTTTTTTGACTGCGAATCAACGAGCTTTTGCAAGTCTGGCGGAAGATTACGGATGGCCTTTGGCTCGGTGTACGGCGTTGCCCCCTCAATCGTTGCTAGTCCAATCGCTATAGCCAGCACATCGTCGTCATGCTTCCCAGTCGCAGCTTCCGGCCTTCCATTTTCTGCGATTACAAAACTTCTAAACTCAGAGACTGCGTGTTTGCAGTAGACGTCGATTCCAAACTCTTTCTCGTTGTAGTCACGAATGTGGGACGCAAGGTTTTCGACAACCATCCTTCTTGTCTTGTCGGTGGTTTGCCAGCCGAGAGCTTTTGATCGCTTTGACTCCCGAAGATTAAAGATCTCCCTTTGATATATGTTTAGGCTCGCTGTCTTTAGTAACTCAATCAGCGCAAGCCCGGGGCCGTTGACCTCTGGAACGATTAGGCATCCTCCATAATAGAGCGCGATTCTTTCCACCAGATCTGCCAATACATCGATGTCGACCCTGCATGGTGGCCGGATCCTCGCTACAACCGAGTGTCGAACCCATTTGTCGGTTACGTCGTGGTACCCAGCTTTAAGCACAAATACTGCATGTGCGTCGGGATCCGCCCCGCTTACTTGCGAGCTTCCGGTCATAGCGTCCACCGCAATCAAGTATCTGGCCATGCTCTGGGGTTGCTCCCACACATAGAGCCAGCTTTCTTGCTGGGATGTTTTCCGAAAGATCGGCTTGGTGAAATTGCTCGGCGTATCCAGCACTCCGTAGAGAGGCTCTTTCCTTGCCAGCTGGTCTAGGTGAATCATTCCATCCTGGTCAAACCTCGGCCGGCCGGAAGTTAAGAAGCATGTAATCGGATCATTCGGATACTCCTGGTCAAACTGTTTGCTGTCGCCGGCGCACTTTTCTTTTAAGACCCTGCGCCTCCATAGGATCTGTCCGTTGCTTAGATTGAATCGGCTTTTTAGATCCTCCTCTCGAAAGGTCAGCTCAAGGTCATTCTCGTGTGGCTCGCTGTTTTCCTCGAAGTCGTGCCAAGCCGCGAATACCCGAACATAGCCATTGCCGGTCTGCCCTTTCTTGAAATCTTCGAACTCCACGGCGTTCTGCCATGTATTGTAAAAAGCTCCCCCAGCTCCGTTTGGCGTGGACTCCTCGATCACGATAGTATCAGGTTTCGCTGGAACGCAGTTACGGATGGCCAATAAGATTTTCTCTCCAGACCTCTCCCCGGCTCTGCGGTAATGAGCAACCTCAGAACACAGAAGGGCTTGCAGGGTCATAGACCTTCCGGCACCAGGGTCGTTTGCCGTTTCCTTTACAACTCGTGAGCCATGACTGAATTCACCTCGGCTTGGGTTGTAGGTACTGCCCCAATCCAGCGAGTCGTTCTCGATATACCGATTGACCATATTGAAAAGGTTTTGAGATGTATCCAGCTCATCTCCAATCAAGCACGCCGATACGTTTGGCATGGATCTAACAAAATGTGTTATGACGGCAGACGTTATAGTGGAGCTGCCCATTTGCCGTGGCTTCAGCACAACAAGCCGAATCGGCTTCTGGTTGTCCCGCATGAAAGAAACAATCTCTGCCACTCGGCGTTGCAAGTAGTTAGCAACCGGATTAACCAACTTGGCGTCTTTGTTGAGGATCTTTGTGAATCCCTCCCACCAAGATAAAAAGTCCTTGCGAGCTATGGCCTCGACGGCCTCAAGGGTTAATTCCTTTTCTTCGACTTTTGCTTTGGCCATGACCAGTAGACTTCGGTGCCTTTACCAGATCCAAAGGTGGCTGTTTTCCACTCTCCGAATTTGTTTTCCCGACGTTTTTCCGAAAGACTCTTAGGCTTGTTCTTTTTCATTACGGACAAACCTTCGTGGCTGTGAAGTCTGGCCAAGTAACCAGCCAAGGCCGCGGCTGGTTGCTGTACACTCTTACAATTTCACCAATGCCTCCATTGTTCTCGTATATCCATGCAGAACCGTCATATCGCACAACCTCATCGCCATATTGGTAGGTCTCGAATCCGTATGGGGCGTATCCAATAGGTGTAAGAGTGCGTGGGCCATGAAACCATATTGCGTTTTCGCCAGTCATTAAGACCAGCGCCGTAGCGTCTGGACACGGGCTTGCAGGGGCAGTCTTAATTCGATTATCTAACGACAGCCCGAGACCCAGCTTCATTTAGACATTCCTGTATGCGACTACTTTTCCGCTGGTCAGCGTAAAGGATGTGAAGTTACCAAAGATGGTAGCTCCAGCGGGCAGGGGCAAGCTGGCAGTAGTTCCTGTCCAGTTACCGGCTACTAGGGCTGAAAAGACTGTATCAGCTACCGCTTGGATTGCTCCGAAGGCTCCGTCGGTTTGGGTTGTGTCGGCCACATAGACTGCTCCGCCTTGCCCCAAGGACAGGCTGATGTCTTTTGCGACTCCTTCAATGGTTTGATCTTTTACTTGTGTTGACATATATGTTTTCTCCTTGGTTATGACTTTTCCCGCCAATCGGCGGAATCTGTCGATTTAGTTTTTAGTTCTGAAATTGTTTTTTCATTCTTCCACCAGTCCGCCGGATCGGCCTTACGCCTAAACTTCACCTTAATTGCGTCATGCACCTCAGATAGCTCGGTTGTAAGGGCAAGCTTTGCCTCGCCGTTCTCCTCCCATAACCGCAAAAAACCCTCGTCCCAAAGGTACTGTAATGCTTTTATGCATTGATCCTCTCGGTTGCTCATTGGCCATCACCTCGCGCTCCGTTAGCCAGTTGTGTCTCTAGGGTATTGATTTTTGCGGAAAGCTGTTGAATGGCTTTAATCATTGGGGCGATTAGCTCTGAGTAGCCGATGGAAAGAACATCATCGCCACCTTTAATCGAATGGTCTTGAAAGCCCCCAAAATCGACTCCGCTAGAATCCAAAACTGCCTTTACTTCTTGCGCTATCAATCCGTGATGCAATCTGTTTCGTTTCTTTGAGCCGTCATGCGATATGTTGGATAGCTTGACGCTTTCAAGCCATGCCTCGTGTTGAGCCATGTAAGCCTGATAAGCAAGTGACTCTTGTTCGTATTGGGCTTTTTCTGCATCGCTTGCGTCTTCTTTTATCTCGATGGGCTTTTCAACTTGGGATGGAGGAGCTGGGCGATAGTCCTCACGCATATCCCATTTGAAATCTACTGGACGAAGTGCATTGATAAATTGCAGTCCCAAGGCGGTATCTCGGATGTCCGATTTGTCTCGGGCATCAGAACGATTTTGAACCACTCCATAGACATAAGTTGTAGTGGCTGAATCTCCCAACTGAATTTGATTGGATGCGTTAACTTGAGAGTTCTGCCCCAAGCCCGAAGCATTTGAATAGGTTTGGTTATTGGAAAGTGCGTTCACCCCCAAGGCTGTGTTGTTGCCTCCAGTTGTATTTGAGTAAAGGCTGTTCACGCCAGAAGCGACATTGCGGTTTCCAATATTAAGATAGAGGGCATCTTTTCCGATGGCGGTGTTATTGCCTCCAGTTTGGTTAGAGGCAAGTGCGCTCATCCCCACGGCGGTATTGTTTATAGCAGTCGTATTTCCTGCGAGTGAACTAAATCCCAAGGCAACATTGCCAATGCCTGTTGTGTTTTCTGTGAGCGCAGAAAAGCCAACCGCTGTGTTATTGCTTGCAAGGTTTTTGAAAAGGGCTTGCGCCCCGACGGCGGTGTTGTTGTTCCCACTATTCGATGATCGGAGTGTGCTAAGACCTAAAGCTGTGTTTTGGCTCCCAGAACCATTGGAGTAGAGGCTTGACGAGCCAGCAGCCGTGTTCCCGTACCCATTACTGCCGCTAAGTGCGTCACTACCCAAAGCTGTGTTCCCACCCCCTGTTGTGTTTACTCGAAGGGCACGGTACCCGAGGGCGGTGTTGAGAATCCCAGTTGTGTTAGATTCAAGAGCAACCGCTCCGATGGCGGTATTAGCGTTACTAGAGGCTCCTTTGTTGTGAGCATGATCTCCTTGTGCAAAGGTATTGGCAGTCGTTCCAAACGATCCAGTTGTCACAACGCCAGAGGTTGTCGTTATTAAAGGAAGGTTGGCAGTTGAACCTACTGCGCCAGCGTTGGTAATGTTTCCGTGGGGATGAGAAGTCGGTGTTCTATTATCTGATAAGCGTGAATCATCCGTTACAACCGCTGTTCCAGTTATGGCGGAAGGGGCAATTCCAGTTGAGGGAGCGTAGCTACCAAAGGGTTGCGCTCCAATATCAGCTGGGGTTAAGGCATCTGACCCACCAGTTGCGTGTGAAGATTTGTGGGCAGTCGGAGCAAATGAATTGGGCTTGTTTAGGATTTGGGCACCACCAGAGACGGCAGTCCAATCTGCGTTTGTGCTTACCCCAGCCCCGCTGGCTACGCCGTCTAACTTCGCCTTGTCCGAGGCAGACATAAATCCAGCAGAACCGCTTGTAGCCGTATCGTGAGAGTGAGAAGTCGGTGAAGCTCCAATATCAGAGGGAGTTAAGGCATCTGCCCCGCCCGTTGCGTGAGTGGATTTATGGGCCGTAGGTGTTCTTGGGTTTGAAAGTCTTGAATCATTGGTGACAACGGCGGTACCAGTAATTTCGGAAGGAGCGTGGGTGTGTGCGGACGGAGTAAATGAATTGGGCTTGTTAAGGATTTGTGCATCGCCAGAGGCGGCAGTCCAATCTGCATTAACGTTGACCTCGGCTCCGCTTGCGACTCCATCTAGTTTTGCTTTATCGCTCGATGACATGGAGCCATCTGAAGTCGAGGTAGCTGTATATTCATGATCCGATCTCCATATCATTCCAGCATCAGTAATCATGCTGTAACCAGACCAGCGGTATGGAGTTAGGGGCGGTACATCCAGAGAACCCGCTGGGGTGAGGTTAATTCTTGCCGTTACCCCTGCTGGCGTAGTGAATGCAAATCTCAGCCTATCGCCAGCCCTTACCCCTGAGCTTGGAAAATAAATATTAATAGTTCCACTTCCGCTGAACTCGACTGACCATCTTTTATTTCTGGATGCCGTGAACCTGTTTTGAGTGTTTTGGGGCGCATTAGCATAAAGGGTATCTACCTGCTGGCCGAGAACCTCGCCAAGCTCGGGCAGATCAGCGTTGTTGTGTGTGTGAGTCGTTGGTTGCCTAGAATCTGCAAGCCTTGCATCGTTGGTCAAAACAAGATTGGCCGTGTTTGCAATTCCGTGGACTGAGGTAGTGGCAGAGTTGTGAGTTGTGATTTTGGCATCAACCTCTGCGTCTAGTGATGCTTGGTCTGGGAGGTTGGCTACTGGAACCTTTGCGTTTACGTCTAGCGGGGCATAGCCGTTGGCTACACCTTTATTCGCCTTGTCTTCCTTTGCAGACAAAAGCGATGCTCCGTCGTCTGGCAGTTGAGCGGCTGGGTCGATGAATGGCAGTTCTGGCACGTTGCAAATTTGTACGCTTGCCAATCCAAGCCAACCCTCAACCTTGCAGTGTGCCGCTTAGTTCCTGCCTTTCCATTTCCACTTTGGAAATACTGGGATCCGGTGCTGGTGCTGAAGCCAAACAATTCGCAACCATCCTAAAAGCGGATGATGATGAACCACGCGTTCCCCTCTTGGTACTGGCGTTTTGCATACAATCTTTACGCCTACAATGGGCTTCATACTAAGCCGTCCTCGATCTTGCGACGAAGCCTCCAAGCGGTCCCGCGGGAAACCCCAACCGATGTAGCGATATGGCGAATGGTCACGTCGTTGCCTGTGCTAACCAAAAGCTTTGCGTGGGCAAGCTGTTCCTCGGTCACAATGGTTTTGCGACCAATCAGGATCCCCCGAGACTTGGCAGCTTTCATCCCTGCTTTGGTTCGTTCACGGATTAAGTCGCGCTCGAACTCAGCCACGGCCGCCAGCACATTAAGCTGCAGTTTGCTGGCAGGATTGATCGAGCCGGCGGACGTATCGATACCTTGGGTTGGGACGACTAGACCAACATCAGAATCCAAAAGCTCGTTAATGATTCCGGCTAGATGTTGGGTTGACCTACCCATCCGATCCAGCTTCCAAGTCAGCACAAGATCCACGGATCCGGAACGAACGGCATCCATCATTTTGTTTAGAGCTGGTCGGTCAAACTTGGCTCCAGATATGCCGTGATCTTCGAACAAGATCGGTTCCCATCCGCGCTTTTTGGAATACTCCAGCAGCTCGGTTGTCTGCAGTGCGGTGTCTTGATCGTCCGTAGAAACCCTGGTGTAGATGGCTACTTTGCGTGGGTTGAGGGTAATCATTTGATCTCCTCGGGTCTGGATCCGGGATTGTCCTTAAAAAATTTCTCTTGGGCTTTGTTATAGTTGTCGATGTGACGCATGTGTAAGGGCACTTTCTTGCCAGCATTAACGTCGGCATAAAACCGATCCCAGCAGTAGGCCGATGGAAATGGTGCGCCGGGCATCTTTTTGCCGTTAATAAAGAACTCCTTAAAGTAGTCGGGCATGTAGCAAGACACCTCGGAAATAAGGTGCGCTGGAACTCGACGAATAAGATCTCCATAAGCCTTAACTTCGTCAAGGGTAGCGTCCCGTTCCTTGACTTTGACCAGCTGGGTTCCGCCATACTTACGCATGGGTTCAATTGCTTGCCAAGGTGGCGGCCGATCACCGGCGGTTACGTTGAGGGTTAGGGCTAGTGTTAGCAGTATTATTATTTTCATAACCTTAAACATATTTCGTCCGCAAAAACTAACCCAATTCAACATAGCTAACGAAATTAGTGTTAGTATCCAGATAGCCTTCACTATCAACATTGGTTCTCTTACATCTCTCCATAATAGTTACAGATCAGGAGTATAACATATATGTTACAACCTGTATAAAGGTTACACTTAATCATACAGTATTAAAGATAGATTTCCTGTTATAACATAACCCATAAGTAAGCTAGTTATATTTAAGTTTCAGATGATAGGGGGATGCAAGGGGGAAAGAAGGGTTGCTATCGGGTACTAAAATATCAATTTAACACTAGCTTCTACAAATGCTTAATAACAAAGATCAAACTAGATTTGTAGTAGATAGTTATCCCTGAAAAATGATCCGATATGCCAAATGGATACACCACCCTATTTGCTAATTCAGATCATTTATACGGCCTCCCAGAGGCCTTAGCGTTGATTTTAATTTTGGGGTGTGATCTCGGATTTCGGCTCAAGCCGGTCATCAATCCGATTCTTATTAGCGTCATCAAAATCTAACGGATCCCTAGAAAGCACTTTTTCGGCATTCAAGAAACCTTCAACT